GAAGTCGCTCACGCCGCGCACTTGGCCCGGCCGATAGGCGCGGAAGTCGTGAATGATCTCGGACGCCGGAATCCGCACGCGCCGACGGTCAAACGCCGGGTCGGTGGGGTGGCGCGTCCACATCCAGTACGCCACGGGCTTGAAATACTGGTCGACCTCGACGCCCTGATAGACGCCGTTCATGTCGGGCGTCGGCGGGCGGTTCCACGTCTCGTCGAGCAGGTCGGGGTCAATCAGCTGCAGCTGGTAGCCGAACGTGCCCTGGCCGAGGATCTCGCGCATCAGGAACTCGCCGTCCATCGCCCGCTGGCTGACCGCCAGCGCGAGCAGCTCGGTGAAGGAGTGCCGACCGCCGGCGTCGCAATGCTCGGGGCGGCTCCATTCCTCCCAAGCGCACTCAATCTGGCTGTTGGCGCGGGTGAACTCCTTGCCCTCGAGCGTCTGGTTCTTCGCCTGCAGCCGGATGCCATGCGGGCCGACGATGTTCTCGGCCACCAGCGCGACAAAGCGCGAGGCATACGGCGTATTGCGGACCAGCTCGCGGGCGCGGTTGCGCAGCACCATCATGTCGCCGTAGGTGTCCTGCGCGGCCGAGCGACGGCCGGCGAACACCCACTCGGCGGTCAGGCGCGTGCTGGCGGCCCCGGAGAACGCGCCATTGCGCGCTTGCGTTGGGGCGATGGTCCGCGCAATCGCGGCGCGAACGCGGTGCAGGAAGGGGCGCGTGCTCTTGGCGCTCACGATTCGTACCGTCGGAGGATGTCCGGCATCTGGCCGGTCGGGCTGAAGACCGCCTTGATGCGCCCGTAGGGGCGGTCGGGGTTCTGCAGGCGCGCCACTTCGGCGCTATAGCTCGCCCGGAGGCGGTGCAGCTCCACGAGCGGAATCTTCTTGACCCGACGCCCGGCGATTTCGTATTCGTCGATGCCGCCGTCGCCGTTGCCGTTGACGCGGTTGTAGATCGCAGTCTCAATCAGGGCGAGCAGCTGCTGCGCGTGCGCCAGCGCCGGCGTGCCGGTGGCGAGGTTGGCAAGCACCTGCAGCTTGTACTGCACGACGGTGTAGCGGTCGTTGGCGTTCGTCGCCCAGACGGTCAGGACATACGCGCCGGGCAGCAGGGCGCTGGTGCCGGCCACGCCCTTGAAGTAGACCGCGAAGTCGGGGCCGACGGTCGTGACGCTCGTGGCGTCCATCGTCGACAAGCCCGTGAGACGGGCCGAGCCGGTCCATCCACTCAAGTCACCGGGAATCGTGACGAGTAGATCGAGCGAGTCGCCCGCGAGCAGTTGCTTCGGGCAGAGATGCGTGGTCGAAACGGTCACGCACCAGTCAAGCGCCGAACAGGCGGCTCAGGTACTAGCGATGTTCCACCTCTTTCGGGCTCACGCCGCGCGCTGATAGCGCACGAGCGCCATGACGACCGACTCCGGTTTTTTGGACCGCGCCCCGAATCGTTCCGCGAGGTGGTGAATGTGCTGATTGATGCGACTATGGCCGATGCGCTGCCGTCGGCGAATCTCGCCGACCGGCACGCCGTCGAGGAGTGCCTCGACAATCTCCCGCTGCACGACACTGAGCCCGGCCCATGGATCGCGGTCCGTAAACGTTTTCATCGCCAGCCTTGGACGTAGCCGCCCTGGCGCCGATATGCGGGGCGTGGAGGCAGGGGCGCCGGCATCGGGGCCGGGCGGTCGCCCGCGGCCGCGGCGGGGCGGCTGGGCGCTTTGGCGCCGTCGTCCTGCGCTTTCTGCGCGAAGATGCCGAGCTGATCGTAGACGCCGGCGCCGAGCAAGTGGAGGGCGGCCAAGTTGAGCACCTCGAGGTCAATGGCTTCGTTGCGGTCTTTCACGGCGCGGTACTCGCGGACCGGGATCCCTTTCACGCGCCGCACGAACGCTTTCTCGGCGGCGAACTGCTCGAGATAGGCTTCGTCGGCGCCCTGCGGGAAGTGCATATAGCCAGGCGTGCCGGGCGCGAGCAGCGAGAGGCGCGCAAAGACCACGTCTTTCGCGGTGTCCGTGCCGATTGGGACCACGCGCACCGCGTATTTGTTCGGCTTGCCGGGCTTGGAGATGAGCGGCTTGCCGCGCACCGAGTAGCCCTTGGTGGCGCGCACGCCGCGGCGTTGCCGGGGTGCCACGAACGCATAGACGACTTGCGTTTGGTCGCCGGAGTCGATGCACGTCGAGCGAATCGCAAGCGTCCCGCCGGACTCGTGCCGGTACTGCTTGGTCAGGTAGGCGGTCTCGAGACGCTGCCACACTTCGCCGTTCGGCTGGGAGGTGTCGCCATACAGCCGGTCATGGGCAATCAGCCAGGACTCTTGTCCCGCGCCCCAGCCTTTGATCGCCACCTCGAGGCGGTCGCGCTGCACGTCCACCGCGCAGGTCAGCACGCCACAGGCTGCCGGCACCTCCGCGGCGTAGGCTTCGCGCCGCTCTTTGAGGCTCCCGGTGTCGACGCCTTCGCCGTCGATTTCCCACGTCTCGCCAAGCATCGTGTTGACAAAGACGCGCAGCGTTTCAGGGCTGCGCTTGGCGTCGAGGAAGTCGTCGATCAGGGCGCGCCAGCTCGTCCAGGGCGAGTACAGCGCATTGAGGTGGAAGCCGACAATCGCCGCGCCCGGCTGCTCGGCGCGCCAGCTGCCGCGCGCGAGCATCGTCGTCTTCTCGCGCTCCTGAATCAGGGCGCCGCAGCCCTCGCACGCATAGGCGGCGTCATCGAAGACCAGATTCGCGAACTTGAGCACCTGCGCGACGCCGCAGTGCGGGCAGGGGACATAGTACCGGCGCTGATCGCTCTGCTCGAACGCGGCCTCAATGCGGCTTACGCCCTTGATGGTCGGCGTGCTAAACAGTCCGACCTTGCGATTCCAGAACGTCGCCGTGCGTTTCCGCGCCAAGCTCACCGGGTCGCCTTCGTCGCCGGCGCTCGCCGGGTAGCGGTCCACTTCGTCGGCCAGCACGACCCGAATCGGCCGGGAGGCCAAGCCGGCCGCGGAGTTCGCGCCGACCATCGTGATGTGCCCTCCAGGGAACGCCTTGTGCAGGAGCGTGTCATCGGAGCCGCGGCGCCCGGACTCCTCCACCTTGCCGCGCAGCCGCGGCGAGGCGCGCAGCATCTCTTTGAGTCGGTCCTTGCTGAACGCCTTCGCCATGTCGAGCGTCGGCTGCAGCACCAGAATCGGGCTCGGGTCTTGGTCGATGAAATGCCCGAGCAAGTTGAGCACGATCTCGGTCTTGCCGACTTGCGCGCTCGACATCACGACCACGGTCTCGACCGCCGGGTCGCTGAACGCATCGAGAATCCCGCGCTGATACGGCGCGCGATCGGTACGCCACTGGCCGGCCTCGGCGCTCGCGACGCTCGAGAGTACACGGTGCGCATCGGCCCACTGCGAGACCGTCAGCCGCGGCGGCGGCCGGAAGATCTGTGCGCGCAGCCGGCGCTCCACGCTGCGCATCTTCTGCGCGCCCTCGAGCCGCGCCGTCGCCGGCTGCGCCGGCTGCGCTGGCGTGGTCGGGTCGCTCACGAGCGAAGCAAGCGCGTGAGGACAGGGGCGCGCTCCTGCCAGGTGAGCCACTCGCTCGGCGGGGGCACGGTGTCGGTGCGCGGGCGCTCGAGCAGGAACTCGAGCGCCTCGACGACATCGTCGGGATCTGTTTCGCGCCAGCCCGTCATGCCGCGATAGCCCGGGACGGCGCCGGCGGGCACGTCCACCATGCGGCCTTCGCGCATTGCGCACGGCCCGAGCTCCACGAGCAGGTCACGATGGCCGGTCGCGTCTGAGACGGCGGTCGGGATGCCGCAGCCGATGGTCTCACAGGCCACCATGTTGATCGCGCCCTCGGCACGATTCGGGAAAATGGCCGCATCGCACTCGCGCATCACGTCGGCGACATGACTCGGGCGTACCACGCCGCAGTCGAGAAACGCCCCGGAGCCGACGCCGTTCGCCATCGCCCACGTCGTGAGCGTCTGATCGGGTGTGTATTCGCTCACATAGCCCATCGTGCTCATGCCGCGGGTCGTCGTCGGCCAGGCGTTCCACCAGTT